CAACGATACGGACGCTGACGATCCGCCTGTCGCCTATATCGACTTCGACGGCACGCAAACCGCAGGCGACGGCACCGACTTCATCGTCTCGTGGAACGCCAGCGGCATCGTCACCTTCACCGTCGCGTAAGGGATAGCCCATGTCCGTCATCGCAAACCGCGTCAAAGTCGCAACCTCGACCACCGGCACCGGGACAATCGATCTCGACGCTGCGGTGACCGGCTTCCAGTCGTTCGCCGATGGTGGTGTGACCAACGGTCAGGTGGTGTCCTACGCCATTGAGGATGGCGCGGCTTGGGAGATCGGGACGGGCACCTACACGACGGGAACTCCAGATACCCTGTCCCGGACCGTGATCGAAAGCAGCGACTCCGACGCTGCCATCAGCTTGAGCGGCAGCGCGGTGGTGTTTATCACCGCGCTTGCCAGCGAGTTGGTGCTGACCGCCAACACCCAGACGCTGACCAACAAGACCCTGACTTCTCCGGCGCTGACCGGCACGGTCTTGGAGGATGTCTACGCCCTGAGCGGCACGAGCGTTGCCCTTGAGCCGGACAACGGCAGCATCCAGAGCCACACGCTGACCGGGAACACGACCTACTCGGATGGCTTCTCAGCAGGCGAGGCGATCACGCTGATGATCGACGACGGCACCGCCTATACCATCACATGGCCAACCATGACGTGGGTCAACAACGGCGGTTCGGCACCTACGCTGGCGACGACGGGCTACACGGTCGTGGCGCTATGGAAGGTCAGCACGACGCTCTACGGCGCTCTGGTCGGGGACGGCACCTGATGCTGTGGCGCAAGTCTATCGGAGCCGGTGGTTTGGGCGGCGGCGCGACTAGGGGCGTCTTTGGCGGCGGCACAACTGGAAGCTATTCAAATGTGATGGATTACATCACTATTGCCACAACGGGCAATGCAACTGACTTCGGTGATTTGACTGTTGCCAGACGCAGTGTCGCAGGCGTCTCCAGCTCTACTAGGGGCGTGGTTGGCGGCGGCGACACTGGAAGCAATTCAAACGTGATGGACTACATCACTATTGCCACGATAGGAAACGCCACTGACTTTGGTGACCTTACTGTTGCCAGAACCATTCCCGCAGGAGTCTCCAGCTCCACTAGAGGCGTGTTTGGCGGCGGCATAGCTGTAGGCAATTCAAATGTGATTGATTACATCACTATTGCCACGGCAGGAAACGCCACTGACTTCGGTGACCTGACTGTTGCCAGATACGCTCTCGCAGGAGTCTCCAGCTCCACTAGAGGTGTGTTTGGTGGGGGATTCACTTCCGCCGACGTAGACGTGATGGATTACATCACTATTGCCACGGCAGGAAACGCCACTGACTTCGGTGACCTGACTTTAGCTAGACGTTATCCCACAGGCGTCTCCAGCTCCACTAGAGGTGTATTTGGCGGCGGCGAAGCTGGAGGCAGTTCAAACGTGATGGATGACATCACTATTGCCACAACGGGCAATGCAACTGACTTCGGTGATTTGACTGTTGCCAGACGCAGTGTCGCAGGCGTCTCCAGCTCTACTAGAGGCGTGTTTGGTGGTGGATACACTGGAAGCAGTTCAGATGTGATTGATTACATCACTATTGACACGACAGGAAACGCTACTGACTTTGGTGACCTGACTGTTGCCAGATTCAGCCTTGCTGGGGTGCAAGGATCATGAAAAGCGAAGTAATTAAAATAAGTGAGCGCGCAAGCGCAATGGTTCCAGCTTCGGCGATAGACTTGGTCTCCGCGCGGCTTCCTGAGCTTTCCCAAAAGTCGATGTCCGTATTCAATCGGCAGAGCAGCCAGACCTCTCTGTCCATGATGACGCTGACCATGATGACGGGGCAGGTTCCCCATCGTCAGGTCCGTCAGATCATGGCTGAGATTGAGAAGCGGCACTGCGCTCTTGCCGAGGCTCAACTGAACCTAGCCAAGCAGCGGGCGAAGCAGCCCGACCCGTCCGCGCCTGAAGAGGTGCAAGAGGCCGAGGCGCGGCTGAACTTCTTCAACGTTCAGCGGCTAGAGAGCAAGATTGCTGGGTCTATCAAGGACATCGCCAACCTTATTGCGACTTACGACAACCTCGTCCAAAAGCACGGCATCGAGGATTGGACCGAGGAAGACTTTGAACGCGCTGAGGCTCAATTCCATGTTCGTCGCGGCTTTGAGCTTCTTTATCGTGACCTGATCGAGGGCGGCAGGGCGCGCAACGTGACGAACGAGTATCTCCAGCAGTTCGGAGTCCACGTTCAGGTCGCGCTGAAGGAGGTTTCTGGCTATGTTCAGGTCACAGAAGATCGGATCGCGAGCGGAGATGTCCCGAATGCCTCGGACCTTGAGGACTTCCTCGACGAGATGGCGATAAAATACGCGCACTGTGCCATAGTGGCAGCGGAGCGCCAGTTCGGGTTGGAGCAGGTCAGACCCGAGTTCATGGGAGTAAACAATGAGACTTCTTCGCATCATTGACGGGCAGCCTCAGCAGTATTCTGTTGATGCTCTGCGTCGTGACACTCCCGGAGTTAGCTTCCCGGCAGCGCCTTCTGAGTCGCTGCTAGCATCGTATGACGTTTATCCCTACGAAACCGTGCCACAGCCACAAGTGAGCGAGGTGCAGCGGGTTGTGGACGGTGGATTCACAGAGGTGAACGGAGCTTGGCTGCGAGTCTGGACCGTCGAAGACCTCCCGCTCGCCGATGCAGAGGCGCGCATCCGCAGTATTCGAGACAGCAAGCTGTCGGCATCTGACTGGACGCAGGTCGCTGACGCCCCGGTGGATCAGGCCGCTTGGGCAACCTATCGGCAGGCGCTGCGCGATGTGCCTCAGCAAGCTGGATTTCCGTTCAGCGTGACTTGGCCACAGGAGCCGTAAGATGCTCGGGTTCAGCCCCATAGCCTCCCTTCCGCTCGCGGTCGCGGACACGGGCGCTGTTGTCCTTGTGCCTGCTGCTGCTGTCTCCGTCGCAGCGGCGGCTCCATCCGTGCAGACCGGGGTATCTGTCGCTGTCCCGGCTGCTTCTGTCTCTCTCGCTGGCTTCGCTCCTGCGATTGAGACTGGTGCATCGATTGTTTCCCCGGCGGCTGATCTAGCGGTTGCTGCATTCGCTCCTGGCATCTCGACAGGGGCCTCCGTTTCGGCACCTGCTGCTGGCATGGCGCTTGCCGCGTTTGCCCCGAATATCCTGTTTGGGGTGACCATCAAGCCTCCCGCTGCCGACATTTCTGTTCTGGCACCGGCTCCGGCTGTGGCGGCTGGTGCCTCGGCATCCGTGCCATCGGGGAATGTGACTGTTATTGCGTTCGCTCCGAGCGTTGCGGCTGGTGCTTCGGTCACTGTCCCGGCTCTTGGGGTCAGCGTCTTCTCTCCCGCACCTCGTGTCATTGTTCCGACGGTTGGCATTCCAGCCGCGAACATCAACGTCTTTGGTGCTTCCCCGACAATCCTTACAGGCGTCAACGCAAGTGTTCCTGCGGCTGGCGTCACGGTTTCTGGCATTGCCCCGAATATCGCTGCTGGTCAGGTTGAGATCATCGTCCCTGGCCTGACTATCACGGTTGGTGCGCAGGTTCCTGTCATCATCGCGGCTGGCCTATCCTATCCTCTCAGCCTGCCGGATGGCATCCGCATCGCTCAAGTCAGCTTCCAGGGCGAAAGCGCGGTGACCAGATCGGAAAGCCCGTTCACGTTTAAGCAGCAGGTCGTGCGATTCCCCGGTCAACGATGGTCGGTGGACATCAGTGTGCCTCCATTCCGCCGGGAGACGATGGAACCTCTCGTCGCGTTTCTGCTCGCCATGAACGGCCCGGAGAAGACTTTCCTTCTCGGCGACCCGAAGAACAAGACGCCGCGCGGATCGGCTCGTGGTCTCGCACAAGTCAAGGGCAGCGGTCAGACCGGGAACTCTCTGCTCGTCGATGGTGCGACTTCTGGAACCGTTGGATGGCTCAAGGCTGGCGACTGGATACAGCTCGGCACCGGAGCATCTTCGAGGCTTTACAAGGTCTTGCAGGATGTGACTTCGGATGGCGACGGAAACGCTCGCATCTTCATCTGGCCCGATCTTCGGAGCAGCCCGGCTGACAATGCTGCTGTTCGGCTTGAAAACACAGTCGGGGTTTTCCGGCTTGCCAACAACAACACCGCCTGGTCGATCAACGAGGTCTGCACCTACGGCATTTCGTTCAGCGCCGTCGAGGCTGTCTAGGTCAGGAAATAAGACGATGGAATCTGTTCTGAAATTTTGGCCCGTTGCAGTGGGCTTCGTCGCCCTGATTGTCTGGCTGATCCGTCTGGAGGCGAGGGCTATGGACAACACGAAGGAAATTCGGCGACTCTGGAACCAGCGCCGCGAAGACCTTGAGGCCTCGAAGCAGGCTCGTGACGACACGAACAAGATGCTGGCCGAGATCAGGGACGACATCAAAGCGCTGATTGCGAGGGTGGGCAAATGACTAGGACCATCAACGAAATATTTGTCCACTGCTCCGCGACCCGGCGGGACTGGATGTCAGACCAGAGCGCGGAGGCCAAGCGCGACGAGATCGACCGCTGGCACCGACAGCGGGGATGGAAGGGTTGCGGCTACCACTACCTGATCGACCGCGACGGCACAGTGATCGCTGGTCGCCCGGAGGAAGAGATCGGCGCGCATGTCTCCGGGCACAACGCCCACAGCATCGGCATCTGCCTCGTGGGCGGCCACGGCTCGCACGAGAACGATACTTTCGCCGATCACTACACCAGCCTGCAAGAGGGCTCGCTGTCAGAGCTGCTCGACAAGCTGGAGGCGAAATACCCTGGCGCTGTCGTGCGGGGCCACAACGAGGTCGCAGCGAAGGCCTGCCCAGGCTTCAACGTGAAGCGCTGGCTGCGTGGGCCTCGCAAGGCTCTGAGCGAGACGAGGACGGGCAAGGGCGGCGCTGTCGCTGTCGTGGGCACCGGCATTGCCAGCATCGCTGACGTGGCCGATCAGGCGCTCTCTGCTGCCAATGATGTAAGCGCGATGGCCGAGGCGCTTCCGGTGCTGCGCTGGGTCGGTGTGGCTCTGACGTTGGCCGGTGTAGCGCTCATGCTCTACGCTCGCTGGGACGATCTGAAGGCAGGGGACAAGGGACGATGATCTGGGCGTTTCTCGGCGGCGTGCTTGCGGGCGTTGCGCTTACCTTGGCAGTCGGTGCCGCGCTCATCGTCGTGGAGGCTATCTGGGGCGGTGGCCGCCTGTGATCTGGCTCATGGGATCGCGCCTCGGGCGGTATGCCATGCTCGTCGGGATCGGCGCTGTGATGGTTTTCGTGGCGGTGCTGTATCTCGACAACCGGGCAAAGCGACTTGCCGCTATAGCCCGCCTCCAGGACGCGCTGCGGGCGGCTGAAGCACGGAGGAAGGCTGATGAAGAGATTCGCGGCATGTCTCGCTCTGATCGGGATGACGCTCTCGCTCGCTGGATGCGCGACTGATGCGCAGTTCTGTCT